AAATCACCACTGACCTGGAACGTCAGATCAACGCCGACTTCAACGCGCTGATTCAACTAACTGTCGAGGGCCTCTCAACCGAACAAAACAGCCCAGTCGACACAGGCTTCTTTGCCTCTAGCTGGAAAGCGTCCACACAACGAACCAGTCCGAAAGATAAGCGCGAAGACTTTAAGCCATGGTCAAACATCAAACCAAAGTCCGGCAACCAACGCATCGAACCTCGATTCACCGTCCCCCAGTTCAACTACAAAAAACAACCTACGGTCTACATCGGGAACGCTACTGAATACGCAGCGTATGCTCTGCAATCCCCGAAGGTCGCCAACTTTATCCAAGGCGAAATGCGCTCTTTAGTCCAGCAAACGTTTAGAGAGAAAAAAGGTGGCCGTCTTTTTGCCGCTACCGGCGGAACGGATCCGTCCAAAGGCGTCGGTATTTTCAAAGGCCGGACTAGCGTTTCTTACGAGAGGATTTAAGCCATGTCTTTAGTAAACGCTCGCGCTGCCTTCGAAAAAGCCGTAACGGACGCTGTCGTCGCGGCCGACGCCACAGTCAAGATGGTCTACGACAACGTGACCTTCACAAACCCGGGCAAGACCAAAAAATACGTGTTGATGAGCATCAACTTCAACCGTTCCACCCTCCAAAACCAAGGCGCCGCTCAGGACTACTACTCCGGCGTCATCCAGTGCAACGTCTACGTCCCCAAATCCGCTGGAACGTCTGTACTTTCAGCAATCAGTGAGTCTGTGATTGACGGCCTTACGTCAGTCAACGCCAGCGGTTATACCGACACGTATAACGTCAGCCCCCGCGTTTTAGACATCGTTGGACCTACACCGATCGATCTAGAAGATCGCTCGCACTTTATCGGTATTGTGTCCTGCCAATTCACAGCAGTAGTATAGTAGAGCAAACGCTCTTTCTATATGCGCGCCGCAGACCTGCTTCGTAATAAGTTCGGGGTCAGCCAACTCTATAAACACGAAGTCAAGCAAGAAGGCGAGGTGGTGCTTGAAGTGTTTTGGCATCCCCTGACTATCGCCGAGCGCGAATCAATCCAGAAAAAGAGCAAAGAGGACGATAGCTCCGACTTTGCCTTGTCGATGCTGATTCATAAAGCTATCGACGCGGACGGCAAACGTCTTTTCCAGGACGGCGAGCGCGACATCCTGCGCCGCACCGTTGAAGCCTCTGTGCTTCAAGACATCCAACTAGCGATGCTGGCTTCTGGCACCGAAAACAAGGTGGAGGACGCGAAAGCAGACTTGAAAAGCAAGTAACGACTGGTACTTCATCTTCTTCCTCGCCAAAGAGCTGGGCACCACCGTGTCCCAGCTCACCGAGCACCTGACGCAAGAAGAACTGGTCGGCTGGGCCGCTTACTTCGAGCTGCACAATGAGCAGCAAGAGAAAGCAATCCAAAATGCCAAGACCGCCCGTGGAGCGCGAACAATGAGCGCGCGGTAGACTGGACCGTAAGACTCTACGTGCTCCACCGTGGCCAACTACAACGTAGATATTGAGCTTGCGGTCAAGGGCTTAGACAAGACAAAAGCTCTAAAGAGCGATATCCAAGCAATTACAAAAGCCGTAAATGACTATAACAAGGCACTAAAAACAGGTAAGATAGGTAACCCGTTTGACGTAACAGGCGCACGTAAAGCACAAGCAACTATTATCACTGGTCAACAGCGTATTAACAAGCTGCAGCAAGAGTATAACCGACTGATTACTCCAGTTAGGCGTCCTGGCGGTTTTGCTATTGCAGCAAACGAATTGCCGCAACAAAAAGAACTTTTAACTTTAGTGCGAAGACGTCAACAAGTAATTGAGCGAATAAAAAAGCAACGGCTTGATATGGCTGGTGTACAAGCTAGCCTACAAAGATTAGAAAAAAGAAGCGTAGTAGCTATCAAGGATGCACAAAGGGAACAAAAACAGTTAAACCAAGAAAAGAAAAAAGCTTTAGAGATAGAAAAAGCTACCGCTACAGCAGCTAGAACAGCTGCAGAAACAAACAGCAAAAGGCGTAGCGCAGCTGTTACAGCCGGCGCATTCCCCCTACTGTTTGGCGGTGGACCGTTCCAGGCATTAGGTGGTGCTGCTGGCGGCTTAGCTACCGGAAACATGTTCGGCGGCGCGACCGTAGCTCTACAAGTTGTAGGCGGGGCACTTGACCAAGCTGTAAACGCATTTATTAATCAAACAAACGCTCTCGCGGCTTCGCTTAAAGATCCAACAGAAGCTTTGGGTGCTTTAGAACAAGCAGGTTATAGAGTAAGCCAGGCTACCAAAGACTCCGTAGAAGAGCTTATAGAAGCCGGAAAAGCGTATGAAGCTCATCTTCTTGTTTTAGAAGAAATAAACAATACTTTAGGTCCAGGAGCTGTCGGACAGCTTCAAGCATACAGGTTTGAAACTGAAAAGCTGCAGGACAATTACAACAACTTGAAAGTTGCCCTAGAGGCCGAACTTCTCCCAGCAGTGGTTGGGACGATATCAGTAATTAACGAGTTAGCTGGTGCCTTCACGGATTTCTACGAGTCTCCAATAGGTCAATTTGCACAAGGAGTAACCCAGCAAATAGCTAACATGTTCATCCCTGGCTCGGGGATGGTCTCAAGTGTTTTTGGGGCATTCCGAGAGCGGGGAAGAACACTAGGTAACGCTGCCGCAGCGCCTTCACTAGATCGCGGTTTAGCGGAATCAGACAGGTTAAAAGCACTCGATAAAGAAGAAGAACAGCGAGCAATTATGCGGAAAGCGGAGAAAAAGCATCAACAAGAAATGAAACGCTTAGAGAGCGAGCGCGCTGCAGCACAGAGAAAAGCATCTCAAGATCGTCTACAAGCTGTTTTAGCTGAAATAGATCTTCAACAACGGATTATTAGCCTTGAGCAGCTAAAACGACAGCAAGAAAATGATGCACTTCAGCAACAACAAGATTTAGAAACAAGCATAAGTTTACTTACAATTGAGCAGATGAGAATACATGATGAACTTAATAGTTTAGGTTTAGACGAAATCAGTAAACTTGATATTACTAGAGAACAAATTAACGGTATTTTTGAGATAGAAAAGGCACTACTTATAGAAAGACAAGAACAAGAAATAATGCAAGCTAAATCGATTAAAAACTTAGATTTAATTAACAATAAGTACCTCTATCTGCTAGGAAATTTAGAAGATCAGAAGGACTTAATGCTTGCCTTGAATGACATTGAGCAAAACCGTGCATTGCTTGACGAAGGATTTACGCAAGAAACATTAGAGGAAATGTTCTCTGTTGAACAGAACATAGATAAACTTATTGAAAAATATCCACTGCTTGGTCAGGCTGCTGATGCAGCGGCCAACATGATGACCTTTGGCATCCAGTCCTTTGTCGATGGAACGAAGACTGCAGAAGAGGTGTTTGCCGATTTCCTCCGTAGCATTGCTGACATGCTGATGCGTACCGCGCAGCAAATGATCGCGCAGTACATCGTTTTAGGCGTGGCACGTGCCTTTGGCTTAGGTGGTGGCATCCCGTCCTTCCAGTCGGGAATGAACGCCGGTCTTCCTAGCTTTGGCGATTACGGCGGCATGAATTTAGCCGGAAACTTTGGTGGTTTCCGTGCCGATGGCGGTTCGGTCTCTAGCGGTCGCTCCTATTTGGTTGGCGAGCGCGGGCCAGAGTTGTTTGTCCCTGGAGCGCAAGGCAACATCGTTCCAAACAACGCCATGGGAGGCGTTAATGTTGGGACGATCAACATTAGCGTTGAAAACACCGGCGACCAATTGAATCCAAAAGCCCAAAAACAAATTGCCGGTCAAGTCCAAAGCATTGTTTTGAGTACACTGGCTAATGAGCGTCGCAGTGGAGGGATGCTGTAATGGCTTACATTCAATTCAACGACATCCCGCTCGACAGCACGCTTACGCAACAACGCTCGCAGCGTATCCAGCGCGCTCAGTTTGGCGATGGGTACAGTCAAATTTTGACGGACGGCGTCAACGCAGAGAATGAAACTTGGCAATGCCAAACCCCTCCTTTGACGTTTGCTCAAATCAATTCAATTGAAAGTTTTTTGCTTGAGCAGAAGGGCGGTGCTATTTCCTGGACACCTCCGTACAGCACCAAAACTTTCTCTAAGCCATTTACTGGTGGCACGTTAAATCTTGGGTATACAAACATTAGCGCGCTGACCTTGACAGGCTATACACGGCCTACAAATTACACCGCAAATTTAGCGACAGGAGTTTTGACTTCTGTAACGATTGCGAATGGAACGGCAATACCAATTTCATTGACACTGGAGTCAAAAAACTTTCTGCTGTCAAATGGCTGGACTATCAAAACAATTGACGCAGCCTATGGTGTGTTGTCATTTGAGTTGACGAGGGTTTACGTATGACGCAAACGCCACCCAACGCGCAGACGCTTAAAACGCAGATGCCGCAGGTCATTGACCTGTTTACTCTCGACATCACCACCCTTTTGCCGAGTGGGTCGACTGTCCAAGCAATTTATCGTTTCTGCAACTGGAAGCAAGTCAACGGCAACGACATTGTCTACCAAACCAACACTTACACCGCCGTGCCCCTTGAGGCCAACGGTTTTGAGCTAAACACTAAGGGTCAGCTGGCACGTCCCACCCTTACCTTTGCCAACGTAGGTTTGACAATCACAGGTCTGACCAACACTTACGAGGATCTGGTCGGCGCAACTGTAAAACGCATCCGCACGTTGACCACTTATTTGGACGGCAAGCCCGGAGCGGACCCGGATGCTTACTGGGGTCCAGATGAGTGGGTCGTCGAACAAAAAAGCAGCGAAAACAAACTTGCCGTTTCATTCCAACTCGCAATCCCATTCGACCTAGAAGGTCGTTCACTGCCTGGGCGTCGTTTGCTGCGTGAGCAGTGCCAATGGGTTTATCGGAGTAACGTGGGCTGTCATTACAACGGCACCAACTATTTCAACGCAAACGATCAACGGGTCGCCGGTATTTCCGGCGATGTTTGCGGGAAACGTCTAAGCAGCTGCCAACTTCGGTTTGGTCGAATTGAAGTGCTTAAGTCGTTTTACAATGGCACGTTATCTCTGGGTTACACAAACATCGCTGAAGAAGGCGTTGTCATTGTTGGCGAGTATCAGGAAGGCATTGATTACGCCGTCGATGCACAGGATGGCGTTTTGACTACACCACCACCGCAAGAGCCTGACGCCCCTACCGTTAACACCATCCCGGATGGAACCGTTTTGACGATTCGCTTTAGTCCTACAACATACGGAGATCGCTTGCCTTTTGGCGGCTTTGCCGGTCTCGTTGATTCCTTGGGTTGATCATGCTTTCTACATTCTCGATCCCAACCACAGGTCAACAGCAAGCGGCAATCCGCAGTTACGCAGAGGCTGCATTTCCAGCAGAGGCTTGCGGGTTCATCCTTGCAGATGGAACGGTTGTTGAATGCGCTAATACCTCAACCCAACCGGACACGTTTGTTATCGGCGCGGCTGAAACAGCTCAATACCTTGATGACGCCATTGCGTCTTGGCA